CGATTTACGAGGGCACGGATGCCGACGCCCGTCTGATGGAGATCGAGCGCAATCTGGCGCGCGCCGAGATGAAGCCGGTGGATCGGGCGGTGTTCCTGCTGGCCTACAAGGAGGCCTATGAACAGAAGTATCCCGAGGCCCGCGCGGCTATCGGCAAGGCGCTGATCGCCAAGCGCTGGGATACGACGGGCATTATGCCCGTCGTATCGTTCGCGGCGCGCGTTGGCGAGATGGCAGGCCAGAACGAAACCACCGTGCGCCGCCAATATCGGGCCGTGAGCGCGCTGTCACCGGAAGAGATAGCCGCCCTGCGCGACGCGCCGCGATGGGTCGGTTACAAGGATATGTCGGAGATCGGCAAGATCACGGAGCCCGAGGAACGGGAATTCGTGATCGGCAGGCTGTCCGCCGGTGAGGCGAAAACGGTCAAGGCCGCGCGCAAGGCCTATGCGGCGTCCCAAGGCAAGGCCCCGGCCCCGCTGAGCGACAGTGACCAGAAGCTGGCGCGGCTCTCGGACGCCTGGGCGCGGGCCGGGGGGCGCAATCGCCGGAAATTCGTCGAGGCCAATGCTGCCGAGATCGAGGACCTGCTGAACGCGATCTATCGCGGGGAGGATGCCGAATGAGCGACCCGGCCCCCGCACAGGAATGGTGGAGCGCCGCCGAGCTGGCCGCATCCGGCCTGCCCGACCTGCCCGGCACCAAGCGCAAGGTCAACGAGATGGCCCGGCGCGAGGGATGGGCCGCGATGCCCGGCAAGGTCCGTCGGCGCCGCGGCGCGGGCGGCGGGATCGAGTATCACTGGAGCGTTCTGCCCCTGCGGGCACGGCTCAGGCTGGGGGCCGAGCAGGCCAGTCCCCGGGCGGCGCGCCCGGGCGCAGACGAGGCCTGGGCACGGTTCGAGGCGGCTGGCGACACGGCGCGCGCCGAGGCGGAGCGGCGGCTGGCGGCGCTCTCGGAGGTGGAGGCCTTGGAAGCGGCGGGGCTGACGCGGTCGCTGGCGGTATGCGAGATCGCCCGCAAGCAGGGGTGCGCGGAGACCACGATCTGGAGCTGGTTGCGGATGATCGCGGGTGTTCCTGCCCCGGACCGGCTGGCCTATCTGATCGACGGGCGTGCGGTGCGCAAGAGCCCCGGCCTGCGCGCCGATCTCGATTACCGGTTCTTCGAGCTGGTGCTCAGCGACTGGCTGCGGCTGTCGCAGCCGAGCCTGACGAGCTGTTATGACCGCGCCGCGCGGGTCTGGCAGAATGAGCGCCGCAACAGCCCGGTGCCGCCACTCCACCAGGTGCGGCGGCGGATCAAGGCGGAGGTCTCGAAGCCCACCGAGGTGTTGATGCGCAAGGGGTTGGAGGCCCTGCGTCGGTTCTACCCGGCGCAGACCCGGACCAAGGCGTTCATGGTCCCGCTGGAGTGCATCCAAGGCGATTATCACAAGTTTGACGTGTTTGTCTGGTGGCCGGGGTATGACACGCCCATTCGACCGCAGCTCATGGCCTGGTCGGATGTCTATTCCGGCAAGCTGCTGGCCTGGCGGCTGTCGGACACGGCCAACTGCCACACGGTGCAGCTGGTCACCGGCGACCTGATCCGCAAATGGGGTGTGCCGCAGGCGGCGTTGATGGATAATGGGCGCGAGTTTATGGCCAAGGCAATGACGGGAGGGATCCCGCACCGCTTCAGAGGCAAGGTTCTCGACGAGGATATTCCGGGGCTTTTGCCGCTGCTGGGCATCGAGGTTCATCTGGCCACGCCCTATGCCGGGCAATCCAAGCCGATCGAGCGCGCGTTCGGCGAACTGTGCGACCGGGTGGCCAAGCATCCGGCCTTTGACGGGGCCTATACCGGCAACAAGCCGACGGCAAAGCCCGAGGATTACGGCAGTCGCGCCATCCCGATTGAGGAATTCAAGGCGGTTCTGGAAGAGGAATTGGCGCATTACAATGCGCGCCCCAACCGCAAGAGCGAAGTAGCGATGGGGCGGTCGTTCAACGAGGTGTTCAACGAGGGGTACGCGAAGGCCGCGATCAAGCGTGCCACGGATGAGCAGTTGCGGTTGTTCCTGATGCGGGCAGAGGGCGTGCGCGCCAAGCGCGACAACGGCGAGATGAAGCTCTTCGAGACGCGCTACTGGTCGGAATGGATGTACCGGATCGCGGGCGAGAAGGTGGTGGCGCGGTTCGATGCCGATAATCTGGCGGCGGGACTGGAAGTCTACGATCTAAAAGGTCGGTATCTGGGCCATGCAGAATGCCGCGAGGTGGTGCGGTTCTTCGATGTCGATCAATCGCGCGACCATAACCGCAAGCGCAAAGCCTGGATGAAGGCGCAGAAAACCGAGGCGAAGGCGCTGCAGGAATACACCGCCGCCGAGCTTGCCGCGCGGCTTCGTGCCGCGGGCGATCTGTCCCCCGATGAGCCGCTGCCCGAGGCGCAGGTGCATCAGCTGGTGACACCGCACAAGGCCGCCCCCAAGCGGCGCGCGGCCACGGCGGAGGATACCGAGCGCGAGGCCGCGCATTCGGCCACCATCGCGCGGCTCGAGGAGCGGCGCGCCGCGCCCCGTGAGGAGGATGATCCGGAACAGCGGTTCGCCCGGGCCCGGGCGCTGGAGCGCGCCGTGGAGGCGGGCGAGGCGCTGACGCAGGCGCAGGCCGAGTGGCTGCGCGATTACCAGACATCGTCGGAATACCGCGCGCACCTGCGCGTTGCGCGCAGGTTCGGCGCGGATAACTGAGAAAAGGAGAGCAGCATGACACCATCCATCGCGCCCCTGCGCAACGTCGCGGCCCTGATCGGCCTCGTCGAGCGGGTGCAGAGCCGCGCGTTCGGCTTGCCCGGCATGGCGACGTTCTACGGCCCGTCGGGCTGGGGCAAGACCACCGCCGTCACGGTCTGCGCGAACGAATACCAGGCACATGTCGTGCAGGTCAAAGACTGCTGGACGCCGACGTATTTCGCGCAGGCGATCCTGCGCGAGATCGGCCTGCCGCCGGTGCGTGGTGTCGCGGCCATGGTCGATGCGATCGGCGCGCAGCTGGCGCGCAGCGACCGGCCGCTGATCATCGACGATGCGCAGTATCTCTTGCGCAAGAGGATGATCGAGCTCACGCGCGACATCTATGAGAGCTGTCAGGCGCCGGTGATCCTGGTGGGCGAGGAGAAGCTGCCCCAGGACCTGACCCGCTGGGAGAACATTCACAACCGCCAGCTCGCCTGGGAGCCAGCGCTCGCCTGCAACATGTCGGACGCGCAGAAGCTGGCGCCGATCTATGCCAGCGGCGTCGACGTGGCGGACGATCTGCTGGCCGCGATCGTGGATGCGTCGGGCGGCTCGATCCGCCGTGTGGCCACCAACCTCGCCTCGGCGCGCGAGATGGCCAGGGGCCGCGGCCGCAGGATTGCCGATCTCGATCTCTGGGGCACTCGCCCTTTCACCACCGGCCAGCCGCCCGTGGTGCGGCGGGTGGAGGATTTCCGAGCCCTCGGCCGGGCCGATCGTGGGGATACCGTGGTGCCCTTGGGCCCTGAGGTGAAGGCGGTGGGCAAATGAGCGATCTGTTCGATGCCATGTGGGCGCAGGTCCGCGACCTGCCCGAGTTCGACTGGGCAGAGCTGTCCAATCGCGGGTGCAGCGCCGAGACGGCGCGGCGATATATCCGTCACTGGTTGAAGGATGGCCGGGTGCGGGTGTCGCGGCTCGGGCCCAACAACAAGCACTATTACAGCCCGGTGCATTTGCCGCCCGCCAGGCCGTTGCCGGTGAGTTCCGAAGCCAGCCCAGAGGGCAACATGTGGCGCGCGATGCGGCATCTGCGGCAGTTCAGCCCCACGGACATCGCCGCACATGCCAATGCGGGCGGCGTGGAGGTGACGGTCGAGAAGGCGCGCGCCTATTGCCGCCAGTTGATCGGCTCGGGGCACCTCAAGGCGCGGCAGACCGCCGTGCCGGGCCGTCGCGAGGCGATCTATCAGCTGATCGATGACAGCGGCCCGCGCCCGCCCAGGCCGGTCCGGCTCGCGGGTATCCTCGATCCGAACACCGGTGCCTTCGCCCCCTCGAAAGGTGGTGCGGCATGAGCGCCGTCGAGACTGCCCGCGAGTTCTGGGGTGAGGGGATCCCCGATTGGGTCGAGGCGCTGGCGCGGGCCTGCGACGAGACCAGCCAGAACAAGGTGGCGCTGCGGCTGGAGCGCAGCGCGAGCCTGGTGTCCAACATCCTTCGCAATCGCTACCCGGCGGATACAAGCGCGGTGGAGGATATCGTGCGCGGCACGTTCATGTCGGGCCGCATCGCCTGCCCGGTGCTGGGCGAGATCGGCACGCATGTCTGCCGCAAATGGCGCGGGCGCGCCGGGCATTTCGAGAACGTGAATGCCCAGTATGTCACCATGTACCGGGCCTGCAACCGCTGCCCCGTTCACAAGGGGGCGCAGGCCGATGCGGGCGCGTGATAACAGCCTCGATGCCGCCGTCGCCGAGCAGGCGCAGAAGGCGGTCCGGGCGAGCGATATTGCCCGGAACCTGGGCGTCACCCCGAACCGCGTTCATAGCGTGCTGAATTTCCTGCGGCGGCACGGAGCGGAGTTCCCGCCGGTCAGGTCAGGCCCGCGGCCCGGTCTGCAGGGGCCGCGCCTGACCCGGCTCAACGCGGAGCTGCGGAGTGCGCTCGCGCCCCATGCCGCCGCGCGCGGCATGAGCGCCCGGGCGCTCGCCGCCCGGATCCTCGAGATCGTGACCCGCGAGGATCTCGTCGATGCGATCCTCGATGACGGGGAGGACCGGACATGACCTTCCACGATATCCCGCGCTGGAGCCGTGAGGAGATGATCCGCCTCGCCGCCTCGGGCGTGGCCAAGGTCGATCTGCTCGGGCCGCGTGGTGCCACGCTCTGCTCGATGGACGAGATCGCCGCCATGGCCGCCGTCTGCGCGCTCGCGGGCGTGGGCGCAAATCCCCCTTCAACACCCCCTTCAACAGGAGACGACAATGTCTGAGTTCACCCCTCACCCCATCCCCGACGGTCGCCGCGAGATCGACGGCCATATCTACATGGGCGACGGTCGCGGCGGCTGGCAGCCGGTCGAGACGATCAGGGCGCAGCACCTTCTGGAAGACGAGACCGCCCGCAAGATCGTGGGTTACGCGCTGCCGCTCTCGGGGCAGATCGGGCGCTTCAAGGAACACACCTTCGACGACATCTCGGATTTCGAGGCGATCCTCGATCAGGAATACGGCGTCCGCATCGGCGGCAAGAAGGGCAACAAGACGCTGATGACCGTCGATCAGCTCTACAAGGTCGAGGTGCGCGTCTCGGACCGGATCGACTTTGGCCCCGAATTGCAGACCGCCAAGGCGCTGTTCGATGAGTGCCTCAACGAATGGGCGGCGGATGCGCGCGCCGAGCTGAGCGGGCTTGTGACGGATGCGTTCAACACCGACAAGCAGGGCCAGATCAACCGCGCGCTGATGTTCGTGCTCCTGCGCCGCGAGAGCAGCGATCCGCGCTGGCGGCGCGGGCAGGACGCGATCCGCGACGCGATGCGCGTGGTCGGCTCCAAGACCTATGTGCGCTGCTGGCACCGCGAGAGCCATGACGCGCCCTGGCAGTCGATCCCGCTCGATTTGGCGAAGGTGT